TTTGTACGAATTCTGAGTCTAAAAAACTCATAGGAATGTCTCCCGTATGATGCTTTTGTATCTGGTGGTATTTAAACTAAGAAAGGGTTTGTATTTTTTGATCTTCATACTGAGTGCAGTCCAGAGTGGGTCTCTCAACTCCCTGTCCCATTGTATCATAAACCCAAGCACCATGTCTAGTATGGTCAGCGTCTCAAGTGTAATTGATCGTTTGATGTAGAGTCTGAGGAGGGGAGGATGCGTTCCCATTGTCTTAAAAAGATCGTTAAAGGTACGCGACGTGGTCTCCATATGTTCAACCACTCTGTTGAGATCTTGCTTAAAAGCATAGGCGAGACTCTCATGTAGTTTTGTCCATACCAACCAATTAGTTTTTCCATTCCTCTTAATGTCGCCAATCCAGACCTTCGACGGATCGTCTGCCGATATAAAGGACGCAAGGAGGAACTCTTTAATCTCTTGGTCTGTGTGTTTACGCGCAAGCGTTTCAAAGAAGTAGAAGTCTTTTCTGTCATGATAGGTTGATTCTTTTGCTCTTACCTTCCCATCATACTGAAAGAAGTCAAACTTTGGGTTGGCAAAGTGTTGTTTGAATGCGAGATAAGTTTTATAAACGTCAAAGCCCTGCATTAGAATGGCAGTTTACCTCTCGATGTTTTTTTAAGATAGTTAAGTTCGGTAGCTTCATACCTAATCTTTTCCTTCAGTGGTTTAGAGATTAGTTTACCAGCTGCTTCCACTTCAATACCCTTTCGTTCACAATACTCAACGATAGCATCGATGTAATTGAGCTCAGTTTCAATGACGAATTGCTCAATCTCTTTAGTAAATGATTCTTTAGTCAGGAACTTGTCATTGATAGCCTTATCTAATTCTTTAGGATCCGGCATCTCTGTACTCAATAAATTGACTAGCATAATTTTTAAGGGTCTCCAAGTAATTCATAATGTTACGGCGCTCAACGATCTGCACGTCACCGTTCTCCCCAACGAGAAATACAACAAGCTTCTTGGGGACAAGGCCTGTTGCTTCTGAGAACATAGCCCAGTAAGCTGACAACTGCACGAAGTAGTCTTCTAACCACTCCTCTGGTTTCTCTTTCTCGGATGTCTTGAAGTCAACGATGGCAAGTTCACCATCCACTTCACAGATAAGGTCAACAGTACCAGCCAGACAGAGTCTGTGGGACATCATAGGTGTCTCTTGCTCGTAGATGTTGTCAATCCTAGTGTCAAGGTAGAACTTAGCAGCCTTGAACATCATTTGGATAAGAGGTACCTGATACTCATCAAGAGACTCGTAGTCCTCATTGTTGAGGTAGTGTTCGAAGACACTGTGGAGTCTGGTACCTCTGGTGGTAGCATGTTTGGTCTTTTTGTTGGCTGCTTCCTCACCAACTCTGGCGCGCCAATCAGCAAACTTAGCCCGGCTGATAAAGGAAATCACAGAGGTCACTGATGGATAAGTGGTTTGATCATCCACTTGGTAGTAGCGAGTGCCACTCTCCATCAGGCGTTGGAGGTCTCCAAACTTTGACCTAGTATCATGACAATGTGTAAACATTAAAAACCTGCGTTGTGCTTAGCGATGAGATAGTTTCTGACTGTACCTGAACGACAGATATCATCAAGACCCATCTCAATCATTTCCACATCGTCCTTCATAAGTTCAAGGATACGCATGAAATCATGAATACCATTCTTCTCATTGGTACGTGTGAGGTCAGACTGCATCGCATCACCACAGAAGACGATGCGTGTATTCTCACCAACCCTAGTCATTATACTATCAAGTTCATGAAAGTTTAAGTTCTGCATTTCATCAATGATGATGACTGCATTGTCAAGGGTGACACCACGTAGGAACGAGGTGGACCAGAACTTGATAGTCTCTTGTGCTTTCAGTGAACCATAAAGCATTTCAAAGTCATTGTCATTTGCCATCTCGAACATGTATTTCACCATGTTCTTGTATGGGATCTGATAAAGGGATGACTTATCCTCATGGTCACCAGGCAAGAAACCAATCTCTCTGGTGGCCACAAGGGAACGTACGATGTACACGTTGCTGTAACTTGGTGTGACCTTAAGAGTGTCATACAAGGCCTTGTAGAGGGCACAGAAGGTCTTACCAGTACCTGCTGCTCCATAGATGAACAGGTGCTTGCCCTGGTCCCAGGCCTCAAAGATCTTCTTTTGGTTCTCTGTTAAAGGTTCAACCTTTACCATTGCGTCAGTGTTAATAGGCTGACGCTTCTGGGTTTTCTTTCTTGACTTAACTGGCATTAGTATTTCTGTGTGATACTTGGGTTGCGTCGACCTGCTTTCTTCACTTTGTTCATAACATCTTTCCAGCCAGGCTTGGAGCTCATCAGTTTCTGTCTCCAGTCACCGACTTCCACTCCCATTCCTGGGAGTGTAGATGGATCAGAATAGTCACGCTCCCAATCGGGATTGTCCTCTTTCCATTGATCCCAGTCATGGACACTCATCCTGACCTCTTTCTGTTCACCAGTTTCTGTATTTACTACTGGGTAGATTGCCACTCTAGTGCCTCCGCGACGTCTGGGAATACTTGTATGAACACTTCCTTGACTTGATTGGCCAAGTCCATGTGTTCCTTCTGAGTACCATTAGCAGTCCTCAGATTGATATAATGGATCCATGAGCGACATGAGCCTGTCATGTAGATCCTAGTCGGTGTTGCCAGTGGGAGTACAAAGCGTGCACTCTCCTTTGCCACACCATTGTCAAGTAGATTATTATATAGTGACATACTGTCATCAAAGTGATCAGCAATCTTCTTATAATAATCAGTCTTCATACCAGGTGGGAGATCGTCAATAGAGTTCTGACGATTCTTATCATCCTGTCTCCTCAAGTCTGGGATGGGGATGTTCTGGTCTAGAAGTTTAGTGTCAGCATAACGCTGTGAGAACTCCTGATATGTAAAAGAACGGTGTCGCAAGACCTGAGCAGCAATACCACGATTGGTATTCAACTCTAGTGTCATGGACACCGTTTCAAATACACTCCAGTGTGCGTGCTTAATACAATACTTAAGCAATCCACCAGAGGTTCTGTAGTTCTCTTGGTTGTGTGGGTTTGATACCCTCGCCACGTATGAGATAACATCTTGAGGGCTCTTACCCTCAAGTTCACCTCGTCCTTGTGTCGCTGCGATTAGTTTTACGCTCATTAATTAAATCAGGGTGGGGTGCATAAAGGGGACCTTGATAGTTCCCACAAAATTTAGGAGAATCCTTTTTCTTTTTGTCTTTGTTTGACTCTTCTGGCACGTTCTTTCTCCATAAGAACAACTTGTTTTTCCATGTAAGCGATCTCCTCTTCACTGTAGAGGTCACGCTTCTTTGGATCATGCAATACTTTGTTTACCAGTCTAATTGTTTTCTTTCTGAGACTCATAGGCCTTCCTCATCGTCGTCGTTGTACTCATGATAACTGAGCACCTCTGAGTAGTCAAGGTTCAACACATAAGATTCAGGGTCAGAATAGATTTCTGACTCAAGTTCATTCGTCAGCTGTTTTAGCTTCTGGAGCAGGTGCTTTAGGTTTTCTTGGTTCATCACGATCAAGGTGCAGTTCGGGGAATGCGTCAATAACGTTTTGCTTGGTGATCTTATAACGATCAGTTAGCTTTCCGTCTTTTACGAGGTCGAGCATCGCTGCTTCCTCTGGGTGTAGTCCTTCCAACAGTTGCACCCACAACTGTTCTTTTTTAATTTGTTGGATGCGTGGGCGTGTGGTCCCAGAGCAACCATAATAAACAATGCCTTTAACCTTCTTGGCAATAAACTTATCAATGAAACGATGTTCAGTGAATAGTCTTTGGTGATCTACACCTTTGGGTCTTTCCTGTGGAGTGAATGGTGTCTTACCTGCTGGGAACATAAACCTGATGTTCTTGGCAAAGTTACAAAGGAGTACCTTTGTCAGTGCAGGAGACTTGTATTCTCTTAGGATCTTAACCTTCTCTGCCTTGGTCTTAGCGTTTGATGCACGCTGCAGTACCTCAGAAATAAGTGTCTTAGATACTGGCAGCTTTGGAGTTGCTGGTCTAGCCATGTTTACGAAAATTCCTCAATCAAATCTTGAATGTCGTTGTCAATAAAGTACTCTAACTTAAGTGACTGAGATGGTTTGCTCCTTGTGTAAGAGCTGATGATCCTTTCCACCACTGGCAGAGGGATCTTACTGAAGTCAATTAGTTCTGAGTTCCGTTTCCAGTTGCGAAGACGAATAAAATTTGTAAATTCATCGGGTTTCATGCTCGCCAGAGAAGAAATCTTCTCTTTACTCATCTTCTTTTGTGGCTTACCAGTCACGATTGCGTCGTCACAGGTAAGAATGTTTGGGATCCCATCTGAGCGATCACCACGAACGATGTGCTCTTGGAGGAACCCTACTGGATCTGGGTTTTCAATCCACCTGTTACGAATAGGATCATATTGTTTCACAAGTGGGTACTTGTGAAGTTGGATGAAGTCCTTGTCAGCAGACAGAATTAAAATTGGTTCGGGTTGTGCTGTACGAAGGTTCATTCTCACGAGTGAGGCAATGACGTCGTCAGCTTCAGCACCCTGAACCTGAATGACATGGTAAGGAAAGTTACTCCTTACCTCATCCCTAATCTTATTTAGTACGGAAAACATCTTGTCCCAGTCGTACTTAGAGTTCTCACGCTCTTTCTTACGATTCTGCTTGTAATAAGGAAAGATTTGACGACGCCAGTAGTCCTTGTCATCATAACAAAGTACCATTTTGCCGTACTCATCACTGAATCTTTTGGCAATACGTGCAAGTACACGAACAATTGACCGTCGCACTGTGTCAATGTTGATTTCGTTTTCAATCTTATGCCGCACCATCAGATGACTGATGGCGATCTGGTTCGCATCTATTAGAATCATGGGGGGTAACCCTGGTCTCTCCACTTATTATGGCACAAAAAAAGGAGGATGTCAAGCCCCCTCCTCTAGAATGTCATCAGGATCGAATTCATCTGGATCATACCCAGCATCAAAGTTGATTACTGTATACTCACCCCTGTCTAGCTTCCCTTTATCATCAAAGATTTCTGGGTGGGGGTTCTTCTCAAACAGTTCCTCATAGTGATGTCTGGTCTTGTCCATGAATGCTATGAACTTCTCTGCCGCAATCCACCCAATGACGACGCCGAGGATGAGGGTGATTTGTGACGTGATAATCGTTGCTGGGGCCATTTGCTTCTCCTATTGACGATTGAAAAACTGATTCTGATTTCTTTATTGAACAAGGTAAACCTTAATCTATGTCCAAATACTTCCTCCTGTTTGTCATTCGTTTGTGGTTGGGGAATCATGGCCTGAAATCCCCTGTTGATACCTATCATACAAAATTATTCTCCACCATGTATCTTACTGTGTCCTTCATCCCCCCAAGGTTTTTATTATTTAACAAAACCTGTGGGAACGTAGAGTTGTAACCGAACTTGTCAATGAATTCTTCCCTTGTAAAGTCCTGGTCCAGTGTGAACTTTTCATACTGAAGTTCTTTGGAGTCCATGAACTCTGTCAGCCTATCGCAGAACCCACAATTGTTCTTGCTGTAGACGTAAAACTTTTCTGACATAAAAATAGGGGTATTCCTACCCCTAATTATAATGTATTGAGTTGTGTTTATTCATCTACTAGAGGGTAGGAACTACCTTCTCCACCGACTTAAACAATGTGACAATCATTGTGATGGAGAGGACAGTGAAAAATAGTTCAGTCATTGTTAGGATATTTAAGTTGAATGATTATTCTATTGTTCTCATAGTCAGGTAAAAACTCTAGCTCCTTATCAGGATCCCAACAGAGCTCCTCATAAAGAGTGTTTAGAGTTTGTATATCCTCCCAGAGATCTGATACACTCACCAGATACCAGGGATTACCTGTCCTGTGGTGGCATATGCACCTAGTGCTGCCATGATGCCGAGCATAGCAGCCCAGCCATTGATACGTTCAGCTTTTTCGTTCATCAGATTACACCGAAGATAAGGTTTCCAGTTAAGGCATACGAGATCATACCTGCAACGAAGCCAAGCATGGCTACGCGTCCATTAAGCTTCTCAGCCTTTTCGTTGTGTGTCTCGATACCGTACTTGTCGAGATCCTCTTTAGTCATGTACATAGTAGGCTCAGTGGCCCACATGTTCTGCTGACCACGGTCATTAGTTGTTACAGTCATTGATTCAATTTACAGAACAATGCCCCTGACCTAAGTAATGCGAGGGGTGGGCACTGACTTTATGTTTTCTTTATTATTTATGATTGTGGTGGTGGTTTATACCTAGGTTTGTATCTGTTGTTACACTCAGGACTGGAACCACCAGTGTTGTTAAAGCTATTAGGCCACCCACCAGATAGTTTCTGATGGGTGGCATACTATGGCCGTCGTCGTTCATCGTGGGTTAAAGAAATCTACTGTGTTAATAACATCACGAATGTCACGGCGGATGGGATAATGTTCCAGACATTTCTTGGCCCTATCTCTCATCGCTTTGGGGATGGAGGGATATTTTTTGGGGTCAATAATGTGGCTCAGGAACTTGTACGTCTCCTTCAGTGAGTAATACTCCTCAGTCGTCATAAACTCTACACTGAGGGGCGTCTGGGTGGGTGTCACAGAACTTGTCTAGGACCTTGTCTGAGTGACGTTGGTGCCAATCGTTAACCTCACCTTCTGAAGGTGAGGTTTCGTTCTCCTCATGGGGTTCTAACCCATGGAAGTCCACCTCATACTCTTTGTACTTGTCGTTGGGGTCTTGTTTTAGTGTCATTTTTTATACACCTGTTCTTTAGTGAACTCTGCTGGGATGACTCTTCCAAACATGTCTAACTGTCCAAGGATTTTGGTGCCTTGAATGTTGATAACTTCACAGGTCTGACCAGCGAATGGTCCATCAATGACATTAAGAATGTCACCGATCTCATAGTCATTTAGTATATTTTGTTTGACCTCAAGGTGTGCATCGTCACACATATCAAACAAACGTTTGATTTCCCTGGGTTTAAACGCGATTGGTTTCTTCTGGTCGCAATTCACAAAGAACTTAATACCAGGAGTCCCCAGGATCATGTCAAACGTTTCTGCTGGGAATGATTCTGTAATGTTACCCAGCTCATCCTCTTCACGATACGGTTTTACTTTAACCAATAGGTATCCAGACATCAGTAACTTATTCTTGACCTTTCTCTTACCACTTTTCTCAATGACCATCTCTTTCTTTTGGAGATACTCTACGTCCTCTAAGTATTTGTCATTAAACAGAGCTCGACGTGACAGTAACTCAGCTTTGACTGCCCTCTCCTTATTCATGTTGATGGATAGGGCGTACCAGTTTTTAAAATCTTGTAGTGACATCAATAAACATCCTCATAAAGACAATCTAGAACTGTATCATAATCTATGTTGTTGTCACCTGTAAAGATAACCCCAAGGTCTTTGTAATATTTGTAAATCTTTTTATAAAGTTTGTGGTTTGAACGAAGATCAGAGTCTCCATTGATTGCCTCACGAATAATAGGAAGGTGAGTGCTGAATTTGCGTACTAGATGGGTTGCCATTATTATGGGTTGGGTTGTTGAAGCCAGGTCGGACGACGATCTGGAATCCTAAGGTAATTATAATACACCCAGGGTTTTGTGTTTAGGTACTGACGATACGCGGACACGTCATCAATGTCCTTGTCATATTTAATATCTTCTGGCATTGCACGAGCGAACTCAGTCACAGTCTGATAGATGGTGACGGGTTTATCAAATTCGCGATGGAACAACTTCTTGACATTGAATAGAGACTTGGTAAGTCCGTGTTGCTTACCATAACGAAGGTTGAACTCGTCACACAAACCCAGACCATGCTGGATGAGCCAGGCACAGTTCTCAATCTTATCTGCTGCCCACTGTGTGCAAGGGTGGTTCTTGAAGGCACCTTTCTTAGTGAGAAAGGGATCACCATTGACCTTAGCAACAGTACCAATGTCCCAGTAGTGATGAGAGAAGACAACAGAAAGCATCTGTGCTGACTCCAAGATCATCTTGGTGACATGTTTGTCAGGCAACAGACGCGCAGCGTTGATTGGGTTGGAGTCAACAACAAAGATATTCATAAAAAAGAGGGGTCATACCCCTCATTATAACAGGTTGTGGCCAGGAGTCAAGACTTGGGAAAGATATTATTCTTTACAAGTTCAACAGCTGCATCGTCAATGGTGTTGTCAGTGCTTTCAGCGTAAGCTTCAAGTAATTCAATGACAAGTTGACGAACTGCTTTGCCTTTTAAAAAAGCAAAGAGAATGGGCTTGACAAGTGCGATCATGATTGGCATAGTGGCTAATAATATTTAGAGTGAGAGGATATAATTCTTGAACTCATCATAATTTGTTGAGGCATTCACTGCATCCTTTAAGAGTTCTATTCCGGGCTCACCCCTTGGGATATAGAAATCAAAGGTGGCATTAGTTGGGTCACCACTAGTGTTAATAACACGAGCCAGGTCACCTGGTGGTCTAGTGATAGTATTACCAACAGTTACTGTTGCAGGTGGTCCGATAGGACCCATCATTGGACCAATGTATGTCCAACCAACATCTGTGAATACATATCCAGCGTAATCAACTACACCTGGTGTTGATTCTACAATATAAATGTCTCCAACGTCTGTAGTGACAGGTAGATCTGCATAGGTAGCTACAACACCCTTCACAAATACATCATCACCTCTGTCACCCTTGTCTCCCTTTTCCCCTGGTATACCTTGGGGTATGTGGAAGGACAGTCCTAAGTTAGGAGGGTAGTTTGTTCTATCCTCAACAATTCTTGCTGGGTCTAGGTAAGATGCTGTGTATGTGTTCTTAACAAACACGTGTGGTGTGATGCCATTAATGCCATCAATACCATCTGTTCCATTCAGAGACTCTAACCATTCTGTTTCACTGAGGGCGTGCTCTGAAGGTGCAAGATTATTCAGATACAACTCATAAGCTGAGTCACCTGTCTCTCCTTTCTCACCCTGGTCGCCTTTCTCACCCTGATCACCTTTGTCTCCCTTGGCTCCAGTGTCTCCCTTCTCACCCTGTGGTCCTCTCTGACCCTGTGGTCCTTCAATAGACGCCACAAGGTCACGCGTCTGTTGCTTGGTGTAGTGGTCATCCCAGAAGGTGATGTCCTCAAAGGTGATGGTTGATGCAGGGGAGGCAAGGAACAGTGGTTCACTTGGTGTCCATTGTAAGAACTCAACCTCACCAGCAAAAACAATACTACCACCAAAGGTAAGGTTACCCTTGGTGATAGATGTCACAACATTAGCGAAACTAATGTGTTGTGTTGTCTTATTGGCGTCATTTATAACAAAGTAATCATCTGGAGTAGCCTCCAGTGAAATTGGGAGGCTACTAATTTTTACCTGAGACATATCATTCAGATACTTTTAGGTATTTATGGTAGGTCATCTAATGTAGTGAAGTCATAAGGCAAGACACCGGTCAGCTTGGTACCATCACCGATGAACTCCTTGGCTTCGATTGTTCCGGTGGTGGTATCGATCTTGGCCTCCTTACCTTCCATCTTAAACTTGGCGTAGCCCTCCCATGAGGTGCTCTCCAGCAGCAGATCGTGGGCCTTTGATTCGAGGTGAAGGTTGTAAGGCGTGACCGAGAACGAGCGGCCCTGATGGCCCGAGGTGCTGGTCTTGGAAGGGTTCCAGGAGATGCCTTGTGCCCCGGCTATGTACGATGGTTCGCCGCCCTTGGCGTTGGGGTTCTCAGTCCAGATCTGGGTTTCAATTGCGGTCTCGAACTTATAGACCCCGTTCACGAACTCATCGCCCAGCCAATAGTCGCCGCCGCCATCACCTATGATCTCAACTTCTGGTGTGATGTAGGATATCTTCACCAGGTTGCCCGCATAGTTCCCGAAGCCAGCCTGGATGACGCCCACTACTTCGTCCATCGCAGCTATATTCTTGGGCAGGCCGATTGGCGTGGGGCTGGTGCTGAATCGGATTGACTGCCCTGGTCCGGCAACGTTGCCTTCGTCCAGGACTTCCGACAGGGGTGACGCCCCGGTCTTCAGATCAAGATCGCCACTGGCATCAGTTGGTAACTGATTGATTAGACCTCTTTCATAGTGAGTAACCAGACCTGCATTGTCTTTGTCTGCTCCTGAATCACTGGGGTCAGCAACATTCAGTGTGCCTGCAAGTGGTATAGCTGTTGGTTTTCCCAGTTGATTGCCCGCTCCATCATCTGTCAAGATGGTGTGATTACTAGTTCCATAATTAGAATCAAGATCTACTGTAGTAGCAGGTGGATTCGAGATTAAATCTTGTAGATCGGATTTGTCTTGTGAAGACATCAAACCAGCAGATGATAAAGTGGCTCCAGGAATTGTTGTTGTGTCACTTCCAGGCAGTAAAGTTAGAGTACCATCAGTAGTTCCTGCGGCGAAGGTCGCTGTTGGATTGATGTTAGCTTCAGCGCCGTCTTCCACTAGATTGAGCTTAGCTTTGTCATCTTTACTCATCAAACCAGCAGCTGATTCCGTGGCTCCAGGAATTGTTGTTGTGTCACTTCCAGGCAGTAAAGTTAAAGTGCCATCATCAGTTCCTACGACGAAGGTCGCTGTTGGATCGATGTTAGGTTCAGCGCTGACGTCCACAAGATCAAGCTTAGCTTTGTCAGCTGCACTAGTCAGACCATCAATAGAGTCAGTTGCGAGTGGGATGGCTGTAAGATCACCACCAGGAGTCAATTCAAGGGTGTTGGGTTTCACCGAATCAAGACTATTATGCCACACAGAGCTGGGATTTACATTCACCTGTGCGTTTTCTTCAATGGTTGATAACTTTGCTCTTTCTGTAGCTGTTACAAGACCTGCGTTGTTGTTGGCACTCCCACCAGCGTTTTGTGTTCCTGCTAATTCCAGAGTGGCATCAGTACCAGCAGTGTTAGTAACATCAGCAGTGGTTACGTCATAAGTTACGCCAAGATTGGGTGTAGGAGAAGCGCCTAAACCAGGATAGTGATAGTTGTAACCATTGCCACTATCACCCGATGGATCCCACAGTACTCTGTCACCTGCAGATACAGCGGTCGTGGCAATTCCAGTCCACACAGCATCACCATCTTTCTCAACGATATAAACTGTTGGGTTAGAGGGAAGGGGAGTGGGTTGAGCAACAGTTACATCAACGACACCACCAAACATGAACACATCACCAATGTTACTGGCAATCCACGCGCTGCTAGTATCACTCCAGGTCAAGAAGTCTCCATCATTTGGTACTGCATTTACATCAGTCAGGTCATTAATTAACTGAGGAATAACTGGGAGATTATCCAGGTCGTTATAATCAACGGTGATGCTACCCAAAGTGAGATCACCACCAACATCAATAAAATTATCACTCAATCTAATCAGGTTAGCTCTCTCTGTACTGGTGACTAAACCCGCATTAAAGTTACTAATGTCACTTCCATCTGCACCAGGATCAACCAATGCGTATCCGGCCAGTTGAATGGTGGATGTAAATGTGTCAGCACCGTAAGTTGTTACAATGTCCCCAGAAATGAGCTGATGATTGTATTCTTGTGTAAGACTAAAGTTCTTTTCTGCATCCTCTTCAATGTTTTCTAACTTATCGTAGTGACCTGGTTTCATCAGACCAGCACTTACATTATCAGCTAGTGTAATTATTGCGTTATCACCTTTACTATTGGTTATGAGTCCTGCAACTGGAGATTTAAAATAAGCTAAATTAACTCTCACATTAGTTACATTACCATCTCCATCAATGGTGATGGGGATTGATGTGAGTTGATCCCAATCGATTTGGATAGTTGACCAGTCTAAGTTGCCACTGCCATCAGTTGGCAACTGATTGACCAGAGCTTTATCCTCTGGTAACATAAGACCTGCTTGATTCAGATCATCACGAACAATATCAATCTTGACATTACTGCCGTCTTGAGCTGTAAGAGTACCTGCTTTATTGGATGGGGTATACTCTAAATCAATGACAACATTCTTGACTCTACCACTCTCATACACAGAGGTGTCAGTGTCAAAAACAAACAGTGGTTGGTTAAGAATTTCAGAAGCAGTTCCAGACCCCCTCTCATCCCAATCACTTTGTGGGGGATCACCTTCATCAATCAATTGTTGCAGCTGGTCCTTCTGGAAAGGTGTCATCAATCCAGCTGCTAAGTCAGTAACTGCAGTAATTCTAGCGTCACCACCCTTAGGGTTGATCAAAGTACCAAAATTGGTGCTTCCAACATACGACAGATCAAATGAAATGTTGTCTACATTTCCTTCGCCGTCAATAATAATGTTAGGTTTGTTCTTAATGTATGTGGGTAATGTTGTATCAGTCTCTGCGAAATCAGATTGTTCAGGTACATAAGTGTCAGGCATGTAACCACCATCTGCGTGGTTACCCCAACCATATGCTTCATTCCAATTAGTGATACTGTCTCCAGTGATAGCAATACCAGGCCACTTAGTTAGGTTAAACTGAGAGAAGGACAACTCACCAGTTAAAAATGTGTTACCCATGAGGTTAACACTACCTGTAAAAGACAGGTTGGTTCTTGAGATTGTTTCAATTACATTTCGCCATGAAATCTGAGAACTTATCAGATTCTCATCATTAATAACCAAATAATCATTACTAGTTGCTCTAGTAACAACAGGCAACTGACTAATTTTTATCCTATCTGACATGATGCATAAAGCGTTTTATTTTATTTAGTTTTAGTAGTCGTGCTGCTGGTCCCACCATCTTTGTGCGTGATTACCTGGCGCCAGGGTGTCCCTCCCTGTCATGTGATACAGCTTGTCTCTTAGTGCTTTACACATCATGTATTCATTGTGTGCTTCGCTGGCTTTATCTACATCCCCCTGTTCGACAAGGGCTTCGTAGTAATTAAACCACGCAGCCCTGTCATGACTCATGAGATCTTGTAGGTACCTGAGTTCATCCTGGGTGAAGGACACATCAGGCATCTTGTCTCTGTCCATGTTTTAATTCCAACTAAGAATATTATATCATAGTTAGTCAGTGATGTAACCTTTATTGACCAGCCACTCTCTGGTCATGGGAGTGGGTTCAATCTCCTCCCAGGGTCTGTTGTTAGTCCTGTTAATGATGCGAAGGACTTCCAGTGTCATACCAGGCGTCCCACCAGCCCACTTAGCTTCTCTTTCCCAGGGTATCACTTGTGGTTGACCTGCATAAGCAACATCGGTGGCCACCACATACCTACGTGGTACATCCTCCTCTGCATTGATGATGGCAATGTTGTTGTTGTTAATGGTCCCAGCCATTGCATCCTGTGCTGCGTGCCAAGCCTCATGCCTGAGAGTTCTGATCATCTGAGCTGGGTCATCAGCATAAGACTCATTCAAAAAGAAGTCGTTACCCACTGTGTAGTACACACCAGCGTGACCTCGTCTAAAGTATTTGTCCCCACCAAGGTACACACCAACACCCATTTGATTGAGCTCACTAATGAGGGCGTCAGTCTCTTCTCTTACTGAGTCATAGTTGGAGTTGGGGAATCGACTTTCAAGGTCAGCAGTGCTGGTGATGGTAGTGACTTCATCAGTACAGTCTCTCATCATCATACAGCCCATGCTGTCTGCTGTCTTCCATCCTCTCACTGCAGGATCGGCTAGTGCAGGTGCGAAAGTGGTAGATAAAAGAAGTAAGGTTAATAGTTTTCTCATATTGATAATAAAAAAGGAGGGCATTACCCTCCTCAATTATAAAGTCTTTATTGTCCCAAGTTAAGACTCAGTCTCTTCAAGAGATTCAATTTGTTTCTGGAGTCGTGCCTGACGAATGAGTTCCTCACGCTTGTTCATTCTCTGACTGCCTGTAAAGATGACAGCAATCATAGAGAGGAACCCTGCAGCTCCGAGCAGCCCAAGAAAGATGTCGTTACCAGTGAACAGGTTCCAAGTTTCCATAAAAAAAGGAGGGTGTGTTACCCTCCCATTATAACGTGTGTTATGTTATGTGTCAACCAATGGTTGGAGCCTTCAGAGCCACAGGAGTGGACTCAACAGCTGCCAGATCCAGCGGAAAGTTGTGCGCATTGCGTTCATGCATCACTTCAAAGCCAAGGTTAGCTCTGTTCAGGATGTCAGCCCAGGTGTTGACGACACGACCTTCAGACTCAACGATCGACTGGTTAAAGTTGAAACCATTGAGGTTGAATGCCATTGTGCTCACGCCGAGGGCGGTGAACCAGATGCCGACAACAGGCCAAGCAGCCAGAAAGAAGTGAAGAGAACGAGAATTATTGAAGCTGGCGTATTGGAAGATAAGGCGACCAAAATAACCGTGAGCTGCAACAATATTATAAGTCTCCTCCTCTTGACCAAACTTGTAGCCATAGTTTTGAGATTCATTCTCAGTAGTCTCTCTAACGAGTGAAGAGGTGACAAGTGAGCCGTGCATAGCAGAGAACAGTGAACCACCGAAGACACCAGCAACTCCCAGCATGTGGAAGGGGTGCATCAGGATGTTGTGCTCAGCCTGGAAGACCAACATATAGTTGAAGGTTCCAGAGATACCCAGTGGCATAGCATCGGAGAAGCTTCCTTGACCAAAAGGATAAACAAGGAAAACTGCTGAGGCAGCAGCAACAGGAGCGGAATATGCCACAAAGATCCAAGGACGCATCCCAAGACGGTAGCTAAGCTCCCATTCGCGACCCATGTAAGCATAGATGCCAATGAGAAAGTGAAAGACGACAAGCTGGAAAGGACCACCATTATACAGCCACTCATCAAGAGTAGCAGCTTCCCAAATGGGATAGAAGTGAAGTCCAATTGCATTGGAGGAAGGAACGACAGCACCAGAGATGATGTTGTTACCATACAGGAGCGAACCAGAGACTGGTTCACGAATACCATCGATGTCCACAGGGGGAGCACCAATGAAGGCAATGATGAAACAGGTGGCCGCTGCAAGCAGGGTTGGAATCATCAGTACGCCGAACCAACCAACATAAAGTCGGTTGTTTGTGCTGGTTACCCAGTCACAGAAGTTATCCCAAGAGGACTGTTGCCTCTGTTGGGTAAGTGTAGTTGAAGCCATTGAAAGTTAGGGTTATGTATGTTCATCAGGGAAATGAACGATCAGATATTTCTCCCTACCCTTGCAGGAGATATGAGAGACGTGTTTTAACTCCCCATAGGTCTCGGTTAGTGAGAGTGCACGACGCTTGTAGCTATGAATGCTTAAGCAAGTGTTATGTGTATTTATCTTAACATAAAAAAAGGAGGTAGTCAAACCTCCCTTCAATATTATTCTGAGATTAGATATTCAAACCACTCATCTGACATATGAGTAACTAATGCTTTAGCACTTGTTTCATTATCAGCGTAGCCTTCCTGCATCATATAGTTGACCATGTTGTCGAACTCCTCTGCTTTGAATCTTGCAATGGGCTTGGCCAGAGCTGCAGCCATGCTACCACCCTTGGAGCTACTACTAGAGCTACTACTGGAGCTTGACTTGGCGGGGCTACTGGATGAAGAGCTGGACTTCATTGGATTCTTACTGGTGCTGGCACTAGAGTTGATGGATTTATATCCACTTTGACCTGGCTTCACCTTTGATGCCAGCTTGGGGTTAGCCTTTGCCCAGGCCTGCATGTTAGCAGACTTAGAACCGTAGTCTCTTACCTTAGGCTTAGCTGCTGGTGCCGAGCTGCTGGATGAGCTAGACCCTGATGATCTACTGCCAGACATAGAGGAACCAGAGGAACCAGAGCTACCACCCGATGGCTTTGCTGGTTTAACTGGCTTGGTGATTGATTGGCCAGATCTGTTGTGAGCAGCTTGTCTTCTGCCAGATGCGCTGATGCCAAAGGCACCTTCGGGTGCTGTGTTAGAAGCTCTTTTGCGAGAAGCTAGTGCTGATGTACCTCTTTGTTGTGTTTCTCTTGTTGCATCTCTGGCAGCTTGACCTGATCTGGAGTATCCCCCACCAGTTACAGCATTTCTAAGTGATCTGCCAGCATTGTTACTCTTCAGGTTTTTTCTGGTTGCTGCATCTCCACCACCTGCTAGGTATGCAGTGTAATCAGTACCACCAGTCCGGTCTTTCCAGTCCTGTGCCTTCTTGGCAAATCTCTGATCATTAGTTCCAGTGTAGGTCTTTTCAGAAATCTCTGTATATGCTTCACTCAGTGATCTCAAAAGGTCATTGTGGTCTGACATTTTTCAGCAATACTTTTATGTATTTATAAAAAAAGGGGGACCGTTAAGCCCCCC